AGAATTTATAACGCTACAAACATTGTTACTTATGATGATTTTAATTTACCTAAACCATTTTCAAATACTTATCAATTAGAAAGTCAGTATCACGGTGGAATAAGAGATAAATACGAGTCTCAAGTTATAGAAGACTTTATTGGTTATGATACAGGAGGCGAATTTAATTTAATCCAAAACTCAACTAAATGGTTAAGAACTTGGGAAGTTGCTACAGGAACAAATCCACAAAGACCGATGCAGGAATGTATCACTCGTTCAATCTTATCTTTTTATCAAAATACCTGGCAGAAATTTACAGGTAATGTTTATGGTAAGGATATATCTTTTGGTCAAGTATTTAATATTGCTTTAGCGCAAGGTTTACACTTTATGCACGAGGCATCTTTTGACTATGTTAATAACAAAACAAACATCACAACACATCAAAGCCAAACTAATCAATTAGAAACAAATTTTACTTCTTGGTGTACTACTGATGATGATATGAATGCAGGTCAAGGTACGCCAGGAAGCACAACAAGTAATACGCAAGAAGGAGGCGACGAGTAATGAATGAGTTAAAAGAAATAAACGACCAGCTTAAGGCTTTGTCAATAAGTGTGGAAATGATTAGCCAAGCTATAACAGGCTCAAAGCTAAATAGGAATGGAATCCTTCAGAGATTAGAAACAATCGAAGGTGCTTTAGAAGATACTGAAGTTAAAGTTCAAGAGGTTCGAGATTATAACACTGGTATTAATTGGGCAATAAGAATAGGTGCTTTTATATTAACGATTACAGGTATAACTTTTATTAAGGATTACTTATGGCACAAATAAGCGAAGAAGGATTAAAGCTATTAGTTGAGTTTGAAGGCTTAAAGTTAGACAGTTACCAGTGCAGTGCAGCAGTTTGGACGATTGGAATTGGAAGCACTAAATACGCTAACGGAGAACCTGTAAAGAAAGGTGATAAGATAACGCAAGAGGAGGCTTATAAGCTATTTATGGATACTTCTGACACTTACGCTAATTGTATAAAGAGATATGTCATTAGACCGCTTAAACAGAACGAATTTGATGCTTTATTCTGCCTTTGTTACAACATAGGATGTGGAGCGTTTGCAAAGTCTTCTTTGGTTAAGTTTATTAATGGCGGACAAACTATTGAGAAAATTAAGGTAGGCTTTATGATGTGGATTAAAGCAGGTGGTGTAGTGAGTAAAGGATTAATGAGAAGAAGATTAAGGGAGTTCAATTTATATGCGAAAATTAAATAACATACTATCAACTATATTTGGTGCTATTGTCGCTATTGCAAATGCTTGGGTAACGATTGACTGGGATAACTTTGTGTGGTGTTTTAACACAGGCTTTAAATTATTTTTATCAGCTTTAATTGCTATTGGAGGTTATATGACTACTATAAATCATAAGTCTTTGAATAATAGATAAATAATAACTACTTTCGAGAAAAAAACTTTATGTACAGACCAAGACTATCAGAAACTGAGTATAACCAATACCAGTTAAAAAAGCTAACGGATAAAAGAACCTATAAACTATTTGTATTTTCTGACCCTCACGGTTGGTTAGCTGACCTTAAATGTTTACGAGTTATTAATAATGTTCTTCAACATAATAAGTTTGATGAAGTTTGTATAAACGGAGATATAGTAGACTTACCTTTTGTTTCTAAACATACTAATAAACTTTATTTAGATGGTATCTTAAATGGTTATAGTGAAGTAGAGGAGTTTAAATATACCGAAGAGCAAATTCTAAAGCCTTTAAGATTAAGTACAGATGCAAAGATTACCATAAGAACTGGCAATCACGATGAGCGAGTTACAAAGCCTTTTTTATTATCTAAAGGACAATTAGCAAGATTAGCTATTCTTTATAAACACTTTGAAAGTACAAAGTTTGAAGAGATGCTGCACCTTGCGGAAAATGATATGATTTATGATGGTACTGATGTATTTAATTATTTCGATATTTTTGATATTACTCACGGTCTATCTTTAACAAAGAATGCAAGTGAGAAAAACATTATTGAGTATTGGGGTTCAGGTTGCACAGGTCATTCACACAGATTAGGAATGCGATACATTCGTAATAGGCATAATATAAATGCTTGGTTTGAAGTAGGATGTACAAGGTTAATGGAAGCAGTCGAATATCTTCCAACAGGTAAAATAGCGGATTGGTGTCAAGGCTTCCTTGAAGTAACATTTAAGATAGATGGCGATAAGGTTTTGTTCTTTGCGCAACCTCACGCTATAATAGATTACAAATGTGTTTATAACGGTGTTTTATATGGAGAATAAAGAAGAAGAAGTTTTTGATATGACTGATGGCGAGATTTTAGAAGAACTAAAATTCTTTGTCTATTTTCTTTTTGAATTAGAAGAGAAATCACTACTTTTATTCCCAAGTTACAAGACCTTAACACAGGCAAGGTTAATTAAAATGATTGACACCAGGTTAGATTTTTTAGATTATGAACAAGACGAAGAGTGAGTTATTAGTAGAAAGATTAAAAGAATTATACAAAGAAATAGAAATTATTAGAAGAGAATTAATAAACGAAACCAATAAAGAAAAAATAAAAGAAAAACAAAATGAAAACTATCGAAGAAATTAACCACCTTGAGAATTGCGAATGTACAGAAGTATGTACTAATTGCAGCGTAAAACACCAGTTTAAACCAATCGAATTAACTGGGAATCAAATTGCTGATATTATCACAAAACCTAAATACTACAAAGTAGAAATTAAAGGTGTGCCTGTGGATGTGATTGATATAGCTAACGCCTATAATTTATCCTTTATGAAGGGTAACGCTATTAAGTATATTTTAAGAGCAGGTAAAAAGGATTTATTGGTTCAGGACTTAAAGAAAGCTATCGAATGCCTACAAAGAGATATTGATTATGAAAGCGGTAAGTAGGAATATTACTTTATTTTGGTTAAATTTGCGAAAGGAACTTAATGTTAGTTTAGATTATGGCAAAGAAATCAAAAGAAATAAGCGAAGACTTAAATATAGAAGTAATACAAGAAATAGAGCAGGTAAACCCTTTGACTATTTCCGAGTGCTGTAAAGCTGAATACATATCTTCAGGTACTAAAGTATATTGCTCAAAGTGCAAGGCAGATTGCCGTTTAGAAAGACAAAAGAAACTTATAAAACTATGGAGTCCAAAAGCGTAATAATCCTATTGGTAGTAATTTTACTATCTTCTTCTTGCAAGTCTAAAAAGCTGGTAGAAACTACAAAAGTGGATTCCGTTATAACTGTGGTTCAAAAGGTAGAATTAGCTACCGATTCCAGCGATATTGAAACAACCGAAGAAATAGCTTATATTTTTGATACATTGGTAAACCATCAGGTTACACCATTAGAAGCTATTAGAGGCGACTACAAGCACAAACTCAAGGCAATCCATATAAAGAGGCACATCAAGGAAAGAAAGCGCTTACAGAGCCTTAAAATCGATAAGAAAGAAAACAAGGCTATAAAGGTGGATAAAACCACTATTCAAGAAGAGAAGCCAAAAGGAAATAACACTTTACTCTATTTATTGGGTATCGGAGTGGTTGTTTACCTTATCCTAAAAAAACTTTAAAATTATTCTCTTTGATTATCAGCGAGTTATGATTTATTTATAGCTTTTTGTAAAAAATGTTTTGGATATTAAATCTTAATTAAGATATTTGAATACCGAAACAAACCAAACGGTCTAAAATTATGAAAAATTCTAACTTTCATCACTTACTTACAAAAGCATTATTAATTATTGAGGAGTTTGAAGTATACGAAACATTAACTGAAATAACTGTTGCTTTATGCAATAAAACTATTACTCAAGATGAGGGTGTAACTATACTAAAAATAGTAATGGAAAAACACGCTCCAATAGATTCATTTAGATAATTAACAAACCAAAAGGGGTGCAGCATCCTACACTGCATATAAACTATGTTAAATTTCCAACAAGAACCATCATTTGAGCAAGGCTTAAAAGATGCAATCAA